TTATAAACTACTGGCTGGTTTCTCCGGCCAGACAGGCTTTAAAGTATCAACACGGTTTACCTGTACCCGGTACTTTCTCCATGCCAGAAGAGAAGCTTTTTCTTTATCGGTTGCTTCGTCCAGATCCACTGCATCCTGTAACGGCGCGATTTTTTCAGATGCCATTTGCAAAAGACGGCTTTTGGTCCCTTCAGCTTCACGAAGTCTGGCCGCTGTTTCCGCAGCTTCATCCTTCACCCACGCCTTACCATCCCATTTCTGGTATTCACCGTCTGGTGAAACTGATGTGACATTTTCAGGTAGCGGGCCGGGAGCGGAAATATAAACCTGATTGCCGGTTGTTGTGTCGTAAACCGTCTCGCCGCGGTGGTCCTCATGCAGACTCCACGTTCCGGTTTCAGCATCAAATATCGCAATATGACTGGCTGGAATATCCGGGGGCGCAATATCCGTACAATTTGCCGGTAATCCAGTGTGTGGCGGGATATATGCATCACCTGCACCAATAAATTCGTTTGTATCTGAACGCAGATTAAAAATTTTAATTGTCTGCGGGGTATCGCTCATTTTAAACGTCATTTTTTACTCCGGATAAATATTCAGGTTTCAGGTGCTTTCCATGAGAATTGGGGCTAAGGAAAACAGCATGGCTATGCGCACCAATATAAATATCATCAACCTGATGACGGGGACTGATGCAGGTGTTACCTGATTTTTTGCAATACGTTCTGTAATCACCAAAACCGATATATTCCGTTCTGGCGTTCGGACAAAGCGCCTTTGACGGACAGTATGCCGTTGTACTGAATACAGCATTCTGGCGGGCGCTGGCGTATTGCCAGTTAATTTCCGTGGTGCAGTTAATAAAACCATCCCACGCCAGCTTCATTTGCCGGGCGACACTGCCCGGGGATACCTGACCACACCCGGCCCCCATCGCAGGGAATACTACCGATTTAATTTTCCTGTCTTCCCCGGCGCTTTTATTGTGCTGAAATATCGCTAATAACGCTGCACGTGTTGCATTATAAACCGCGTCGGTGCCGTCGATTATCAGCGGAACGCGCATCGTCGGGGCGTGAACCAGCCACGGATATTTACTGTTACCCGTTTCAATAACAAAGGCGGTGCCGACGGGCTGTTCTCCCAGATATTCACGGAGGATATGTTGCTGTACCCGTTCCTGTAATTGCGGCCCGAAATATGCCGTAATAGCAGCATCCACACCACCATCCATAAGACCAAAGCTGTTGGCCGCACTGACCATGCAGTCAAATTCCGGTATGGTTTCAAACGGTCCGGGGATAATTTCCACATTTTCGGTATTCTGAAAAGAATGTTCAAAAGCCACGGCCATTGCTGGCACGGGTGCTGAAAGAATTAATTTAATCATGCCAGCCTCACTATGTAGTTAAATGCAATATTTTTAACCGTGGTTTCCGCATTACCGTCTGCGTCCACAATAACGACGTGACCGTGTGGACCGATATACATGGTGTGCTCGTGTCCTCCGATATAAACTGTATGCGCATGGTCGCCAGCGGCCTGTGTCCATGCACCACCTCCAGGCTGAAATGAGGTGTGATTGGAGTCTCCCCAGTATGAATTGATATAACCGCCGAACTGGTGAGTATGGTTGCCCGTGGTATTGGTCGATTTCGTGCCGTAATCAAAAGATGAGGTAGATTTTGTCCCTAAGTCAGTATCCTGCGCCCGCGCGGTGTGCGAGTGCGATTTATTGCCGTCCATTTCTTGCGACAATACGGCACGTCCACTGATGGGCTTACCCTTTATTGTCCAGCCTCTCATGTCAGGGATAACGCCGGACGNTTTTAGCAATGGTTTTAATATTACCATCTTCACTATATCCTGCTCTTACAATAGCGGCAGACTCTCAAGATCATAAAAAAGAAGAAACAATTAAGCCAATGCCTCAAAAGTGGTGTAATCTTTGGCCTGCTGGCATACCCTTCCCTGAAGATTGGTTTAAAATGTGTAGAGGTTATTGAGTATAAATTTAATATACTAACCAGTAACCATATCAGTTATGACAGACAGGCCTTCTTCATATTTGCTATAAATAAGGCCTGAGCTTTCCTGACAAATTATAAACTACTGGCTGGTTTCTCCGGCCAGACAGGCTTTAAAGTATCAACACGGTTTACCTGTACCCGGTACTTTCTCCATGCCAGAAGAGAAGCTTTTTCTTTATTGGTTGCTTCGTCCAGATCCACTGCATCCTGTAACGGCGCGATTTTTTCAGACGCTATTTGCAGGAGTCTGTTTTTCGTTCCTTCAGCTTCACGAAGTCTGGCTGCGGCCTCCGCAGCTTCATCATTCATCCAGACCTGAGCCTTACTATCCCATTTTTTGTATCCACCACCTGGTGAAACTGATGTGACGTTTTCAGGTAGCGGACCAAGATCGGAGATATAAACCTGATTGCCGGTTGTTGTGTCGTAAACCGTCTCGCCGCGGTGATCCTCCTGCAGACTCCACGTTTGGGTTTCAGCGTCAAAAACAGCAATATGACTGGAGGGAATATCAGGAGGGGCTATATCAGTACAATTTGCCGGGCGACGCTGTCCGGGGGGGACCTGACCACATCCGGCCCCCATTGCAGGTAATGCAACAGATGTAATTTTCCGGTCTTCTCCGGCGCTTTTATTGTGCTGAAAAATTGCCAGTAACGCAGCCCGTGTTGCATTATAAACCGCGTCGGTGCCGTCGATTATCAGCGGAACGCGCATCGTCGGGGCGTGAACCAGCCACGGATATTTACTGTTACCCGTTTCAATAACAAAGGCGGTGCCGACGGGCTGTTCTCCCAGATATTCACGGAGGATATGTTGCTGTACCCGTTCCTGTAATTGCGGCCCGAAATATGCCGTAATAGCAGCATCCACACCGCCGTCCATAAGANCTGAAATATCGCTAATAACGCTGCACGTGTTGCATTATAAACCGCGTCGGTGCCGTCGATTATCAGCGGAACGCGCATCGTCGGGGCGTGAACCAGCCACGGATATTTACTGTTACCCGTTTCAATAACAAAGGCGGTGCCGACGGGCTGTTCCCCCAGGTATTCACGGATGATATTTTGCTGTACCCGTTCCTGTAATTGCGACCCGAAATATGCCGTAATAGCAGCATCCACACCACCATCCATAAGACCAAAGCTGTTGGCCGCACTGACCATGCAGTCAAATTCCGGTATGGTTTCAAACGGTCCGGGGATAATTTCCACATTTTCGGTATTCTGAAAAGAATGTTCAAAAGCCACGGCCATTGCTGGCACGGGTGCTGAAAGAATTAATTTAATCATGCCAGCCTCACTATGTAGTTAAATGCAATGTTTTTAACCGTGGTTTCCGCATTACCGTCTGCGTCCACAATAACGACGTGACCGTGTGGACCGATATACATGGTGTGCTCGTGTCCTCCGATATAAACTGTATGCGCATGGTCGCCAGCGGCCTGTGTCCATGCACCACCTCCAGGCTGAAATGAGGTGTGATTGGAATCTCCCCAGTATGAATTGATATAACCGCCGAACTGGTTAGTATGATTGCCCGTGGTATTAACGCCCCTTTTCGGAGTCAAACCAGTTCTTACGCTCTTTTGGAGTCATTTTATTCGGGTCCTGATGTTCAGCAGCCTGGGAAACGGGCGTTTCCATCAGTACGCGGATCACATCCGTCAGGAGATACAGCTTGTTTTTTTCATTGCTTCCCAGTGCCAGGGGAACGCCCGAGAGGCGACTGACAACCGTCTGTCGATGTAACCCTGTAATAGCGGCAAGCTGACTGATATTGCATTTGAGGTTCTTCAGTTCGCCGTCCATTTTTACCTCTGGGGCTGTTTCTTAGCGCGCCCTCCCCCGGAAAAACAAAATATAATGAACAAAAAACATACAAACCATCATCTTTTAAAAATAAATTACATTAAAACAGAGAGTTACAACATGATGATGATGCATGAAAAATCAAAAATGCGCCAAATCCCGCGCCGCTGCCGCCCCGTGGCAGGCCGCCCCGCCGGGAGTACCTTTTTAAAATGCGAACAATTATCAACAACTACCACTTAATGATTATTTATTTCATTTTGCGATATTGATTATCATTTTCAATAACAACACACAGAGAACATAAATGAAAAATATCATCACTATTATCGTAGCCATTATTATCGTTTTTTATGCAGGTATGTGGTCGCAGAAATTCCTGATGGAAGATGAGTGCCTTGATTCAGGTGGTTCATACAATGAAAATGGAATTTGCAATATTGCAGGCAGTCATCAGGATGTTCCCCCTAAGTAAGCAGAATGCTTTTTAAATTCGTTACCCACCTCTACAGATAAGGAGGCGAATGGTCACTAAAAGTAAAATCCATTGCAGAAGAATTTCCGGAAAGTTGTTATTCCAGCACCCCGACAGGTTATTCAGACAGATTTCAGCTATATCAAAACTGAGTGAGTACTTATCAGTTTCATCTGGTGAAAAACCTGTTCTTATTCATCTGGTTCCATCTGATGATATGTAGTCACTTTTTTACAGCAATATTACAGGGGGAGTTTCAATGCCTCCTGTAATTATTTGACTCTCTCACCGAATCATATACTCGTTCACACGTCATTCCTGCCCGGTAGCGCTCGTCAGCGATTCCAGCATAATGTTTAGCTGCTTCTGCAATATCTCCGAGCATGTTGGCAAGCATTCTGGCGTCGGCGTTGGTTGTTTTGCTTCTGACGGCAGCGGCAAGATTTGCGGTGTGCTTTGCGGCGTCCAGGCGGGTGGCAAGTTTTTTTGCTTCGGTACGCAGCTGGCTAACAGTGGCAGACAGGCCAGCAGCAGTGGCAGCAGATTTAGCGGCTTGCGCTTGTGCATCTTTCACAGCCTCATCACGGGCAATAACGCGGCCCTGTTCAATAATACGGGCGGCGGTCTGGGCGTTGACTTCCTGAGAGGATTCAGCGCTGTCGCGATCTGCCCATTTTTTTTGCCAGCCCCTGTCACTCCAGACATTACCGGCGATAAACGCACCAGCCATCAGCAAAATAAACACCAGCTGCAACCAGTATCTTTTCAGAAGAGCAGATAACAGATTCATACCAGCACCGATTTTGCTTTCTCAAAGCGCTCCCGCCGATCACCGATGCCGTTCTACCCTCCGTTGATGATCTGCGTAACACGTACCAGGTCGCCGGAATATTTCAGACACCCTTTAGTCACAAAAAGCCACGCTGCGGATCGGGCGGCATGACGTTCTAGCTCAAGCTGTCCTGGATTCGCCACTAGATCCAGTTTCAGTGCAACGCCACATCTGGTGTAATTCTCCAGCCCGGTAATCCTGATCTTCGCCGAACGTGGTGCGAAAGCTTTCTTGCCGTTCATGGCGTTCGCGATCCGGACTGGTACGAATATGTGCCTGATAACACCCCAACAACCCATGAAGAAAATGCAGCAAGGCTTAGTCAGGCGGGCAAATGTCTGCGGGATATTGAGGCAGGGAGATTTCAGTGTGATGAAGAAAAACAGCAACCGACAGGCGAACTGGCAGATGAACCAGCAACGCCTGAAGCAGTGGAACAGGACACAACTGAACATCATCCGGACCCACAGCCGCTGGAGAATGAACCACCTGTAAGCCAGACAGAAGCAGGCTACCAGAAAATACGGGCAGAACTGCACGAAGCACGTAAAAACATTCCACCCAAAAACCCGGTTGATGTTGGTAAACAACTGGCAGCCGCGCGCGGTGAATATGTCGAAGACATCAGCGACCCGAACGATCCGAGGTGGGTTCATAACAATTACAGCGCCTCAAATCAGGGTGAAAAAGAAGAAGTGGTGCCGGAGGGAAAACAACCAGCAGCAGAGCCGGAGGCTGTCACCAGAAACGCGGACGGGACTTTCGATGTATCAGCGCTATTCCTGCCCCCCTCAAACCAGACCGAAAAAACGGAAGCCAGAACAGAAAGAGATGGAGAAACGCCGAAAGAGAGCAACCAGCAGGAAACGGCTGGCGATACAGGACAGGAAATTACAACGGACGGTGGATCAGGTACAACTTCATAGCGCAAAACCACACGCCAGTGGCGCTTATTGAAAAACTAAAAGGAACGGACTCATTCACTGTGTCCGCATGGATTGATCGCTATGAGGTTTTATTACAGCGCCGGAATCTGTCGGTTAATACCTACAAGATTCGCAGTAATCAATTAGCGACCGTACGCGAAAAAATGGGAGAAATAATACTGGCAGAAGTAACAACCCGGCACATTGCCAAGTTTCTTGAGTCGTGGATAACCGAGGGAAAAAACACTATGGCGGGAGCAATGAGATCAGTTCTATCTGACATGTTCAGAGAGGCTATTGTCGAAGGGCATATTGTGAAAAACCCGGTGGAAGCAACCCGGATACCAGAGATTAAGGTGGCCAGGGAACGCCTGCAACTGGAAACGTATAACGCCACACGAGCGGCAGCAGAGCATATGCCTGCATGGTTCCCTCTCGCGATGGATTTAGCGCTCGTTACTGGTCAACGTAGGGAGGATATCGTAAATATGAAATTTAGTGATGTTTTTGACAACCGCTTATACGTCACTCAGATTAAAACCGGAATGAAAATAGCCATTCCCCTCTCCCTGACACTTCGGGCGACGGGGTTACGTCTGGGAACGGTAATCGATCGCTGCCGACTTGTAAGCCGCACTGATTTCATGATCAGTGCCGGAATCAGGAAAAATAGCCCGACCGGGAATATTCATCCGGATGGATTGACAAAGACATTTGTAAAAGCAAGAAAAGCCTCCGGTGTTAACTTCAGCAATAATCCACCGACATTTCACGAGATCCGAAGTCTGGCCGGGCGGCTGTACAAAAACGAGCACGGCGAGGTGTTCGCCCAAAAACTCCTGGGCCACACATCAGAGAACACCACGAAACTCTATCTCGATGAACGCGATAATAAAGCTTACGTGATGCTCTGATTTTGTTGTAAAAGAAATGTTAAACTGGATTTGGATGTGATATAACCAAAAAGACCGGAATACAGAAATTCGAGGAAATTTCGAGGAATTTCGAGGGGAAACACATAACCCATTGATTTATAATCTAAATAAAAAGAGACCGAATACGATTCCTGTATTCGGTCCAGGGAAATGGCTCTTGGGAGAGAGCCGTGCGCTAAAAGTTGGCATTAATGCAGGCTAAATCGCCTTGCCCTTTAAGAATAGATGACGACGCCAGGTTTTCCAGTTTGCGACGAAGGTGATTGAAAAAACCTGGCGTTTTGTCTGTTATCAGAGATAAAAAAACCGTAAGCCTTTTCGTGAAGGTTTACGGTTTTTTATTAAAAATCAGTCAGCTATTGGATGGATCACAAAGCTTTTGCGCACGTTCGATAAACGGCGCCAGACTCATTTTCTCACCGGGCTTCGCCGGGTTATCGATTTGAATGACGGCAATAGGCTGAGCGCGCGTTTTACCCTCCGCTACTTGCTGTTCGGCAATGGCATTCAAGGGATACTGCACCAGCGTACTGGGGTTGATCACATAGAGCGCCTGGCCAGGCCGACAGGTCAACATGACCTCTTCCCGATTAAACGCCCACTTGTCTTTTCCTACTTCAAAACGACTTACGGTAATCACCTGCGGCGCCGCCAACGCTACGCCCGAAGTGGCCAGCAGAAGCGCCGGAAGGAGTATTTTTTTCAT